CATGACCAGATGGAATACAAAAGATTTAACTGGTATGTTAATCAAAGCTCAAAAAGAATTAAAAGCAGATCAATGGGAAGTCATAGAGTTTCCAGCTATCTTACCAAGTAATAAACCTACATGGCCAGAGTATTGGAAGCTAGAAGAGTTAGAGTCTGTTAAAGCATCGTTGAGCGCGGGTAAATGGAATGCACAGTGGATGCAAGATCCAACGGCAGAAGAGGGATCAATCATAAAACGAGAATGGTGGAACGTTTGGGACAAAGGTTATGTACCGAAGCTAGAACATATTATACAATCTTATGACACCGCGTTCCTCAAAAAAGAAACCGCTGATTACTCTGCGATTACAACGTGGGGCGTCTTCTATCCAAACGAGGACAGCGGACCGAATCTAATTCTACTTGATGCGCACAAAGAAAGATTAGAGTTTCCAGAACTTAAGAAGGTGGCTTATGAACAATGGAAATATTGGAATCCTGATACAGTTATCATAGAGGGTAAAGCTTCTGGCTTACCATTAACTTATGAATTGCGTAAGATGGGGATACCTGTTATAAATTACACACCTAGCAAAGGAAACGATAAACATGCTAGAGTAAACGCCGTTGCCCCATTATTTGAGTCAGGGCAAATCTGGGCGCCTGATGATAAATTTGCAGAAGAAGTGATTGAAGAGTGTGCTGCGTTTCCGTATGGAGACAATGACGACTTAGTTGATAGCATGACTCAAGCTGTGATGCGATTTAGACAGGGAGGATTTATCACGCATCCAGAAGACGAAAAAGACAAAGCGCAAACTAAAAAAGAATACAACTACTACTGATGACATATTTACAAGCATTACGATTAATGGTTAAAGCATACAAGGCGGCTAGAGGTGCTATGCCAAAAGGTCTTGACTTGTTAAAAATGAAAATGAAAGCAAGACAGAAAGCTATTGATTCAAACAAAGTTGTAGAGTTTCCAAAAGATAAAATAACTCCTTTCTTCAAACCAAGACCTAGATCAGAATCAGAAGCTCAGATATTAGCTAGAATGAAAAGAGAAAACAAAGAAGCTGTACAAAGATTAAGAGAAAAAAAGAAACCAAAAGAAGATAAAGCAGAAGGTGGTATTACGGGTGCAATTAAAAAAATTAAAAGAAGATTTGGTAAGAAGTCTATAACAACAGCTAATAAAATTAAAAGACCTGGTAACAGACAGCTCTTTGATGACTTTAACAAAAGAAATAGATAATGTCAGAATTTATATCTATACTTGAAAGAATAAGACCGGGTTATAAAGTTGGTGGTAGTGTTGATACACCTAAAAGAGGTTTAGTTGACGGACCAGGAAGTTATGGTGGTGAAAAATTTAATTTAAAAAATTTAGGTGGTGGTGAAAAAAATAAATATGTAAAAACATATGATACTAAAGGCGGAGAAAAAAGATATTTAGCAGATTTTTCTAGAGAAGGTTTTAACAGAAAAAGTGCTCAACCTTTCACAGAAGCTGGATTAAAAGAAGCTCGTAAAAAAGTAAAAGAGTTTGAAAAAGAATACAGAGATAAATTTGGTTTTGGTATCAGAAAAGGAGGAAAAGCGGTATCTCCTTCTGTAACAAAAGCAAAAACACATCCACCAGGTAAACCATGGAAATATAGAATGCCTGTTGTGCAAAAAGACGGCACAAGAAAATTGGTCAGTAAATATTATAAATCAGAGGCTGAAGCAAAAGCAGCCATGGAAAAAATTAGAAAGAAAAAATTTAAAGGACAAGAGGTTTCTTACAAAGATAAACTTCCAGAAATTAAAAAACTTCTTAGACAAGGAAAAACTCAAGCAGAAGTTGCTAAAGCAGTAAAAATTCCTTTTGGTGCTATTCCACGTGCTTTAAAAAAAATAGGTAAAAAATTATCAGACTTTCAACCTGAAACTTATTTATATGATGAAAAATTAAAACAAAAACTTATAAAAGATTATAGAAAATTAGGTAGATTAGAATTAGCTAAAAAATTATTTCCTGATGATAAACTTAAAACTGCTGATGCTAAATTTGGGCACTTAGCAACAAAGATATTTGAAGAAGGTAGACTTGAACCTAAAAAGTCTGGTGAACTTTCTGAATCACAAAGAAAAGAAAGAGGTCCTAAAAAAACAACACCGGAAGCTGAAGCACAAAAAAGAGTAAGAAGAGATAAAAAATTAACCAAGTTGGGGTCAAAGAATTATGAAAATAGTCTTGGTAAATTTAAAACAGAAATAGGAAGACTGTTAGGAATTAAAGAAGTGGTAGGTAAAAAATCCTCTTTTATGCCTTTAGATCTTTCTCATAGATCAGACATTGGACTGTTATCTAGATTAGGTAAACAAGAAATTTTACCTGAAGATTTAGGTTTAGAGTTTACAGAGGCTAACAGAAGGGGAATACGTAGATATCAATTTGGTGTAAAGACTTTAGAAGGAAAATTAAAACCCTTATATGCAGAACAAAAAAGATTGTATAACAGAGCAGGTAGAGAGGGAATTTCTAAAAATTTATCTAACCTTATAGAAAAGAATAACAACAAAATAGATAACTTATTTAAAAAAACTAATCCTGTAATCGCAGCAAAATTAAATCCTATTCTTATTAATCCTGCAACAGGAGAACCCTTTAGAATAACTTCAGGTAAAGCAAGAACTTTAATAGACGTAGGAAAACCTCTTTCACAAGTAGAATTAGGAGGAGTTGAAGATTTTCAAATAAAAAGAAACTATGCAGATCAAATTGTTAAAGTTGCAAAACAAGAAGGTTTATTAAAAATATCAGATAGAGATGCACAAAAAATTATTAATAAATATTTTGATGATGCAAACACTAGAGCCCCAATTAAAACAGTAAATAGAACTGTTGGTTCTGAAACTGTAAAAGTTAAAAGAGGAACTGAAGGTTTTGTGCCAAACAAACGAGCAGTTTTAAGGTCATTAGGAATGTTGGCTAAAGGAGCTGGTAAAGTAATTAAACCACTTGGCATTGCAACAGGTATTGCAGCAGTTAATACTGCAGTTCAAGCGGGCGAAAGAAATCCATTTGATTTAGCAGGGGCCTATGTAACTTCTGATCCTGAAGTAGCTACTACAGCAAGAAGGATACGACAAGAGCCAGAATTTAGAAAAGAATACATGGCGGGCTTACCTCAAATACAGCCAGAAGGCTTTGAGCTATTTGAACAAGAAGACTTTACTTCTGTGCCTAGTGGAGGTATAACTTCAGTCAAAGGTGTAATTTAATAATAGGATAGAGGATATGGTAGATAGTATAGATAAGGCATTACCCAACACAGTTGAAGAAGTCAAAGACGAAGAGTTTAAAGAAAAAGAAGTAGGCGTACCTGGCGAAGAAGTTATTACAACTGACACAAGTGAAATTGTAATGGATGAAGCAGGTGGAGCTGAAGTTACTTTCGATCCAACAACGGTCCCTGGTCGACAATCAGATGGACACTTTGCGAATTTAGCTGACTCTATATCAAATGCAGAATTAGAATCTTTAGGTCAAACACTTTACGATCAATACACAGAATACAAAGAATCAAGAGGAGACTGGGAACAGTCTTACAGAGAAGGTTTAGAATTATTAGGTTTCAAATACGAAAGACGAACAGAACCTTTCAGAGGTGCATCAGGTGTTAATCACCCTGTGCTTGCTGAAGCGGTTACACAATTTCAAGCACAAGCTTACAAAGAATTATTACCAGCAGATGGTCCTGTGCGTGCACAAATTTTAGGTGATGTAACACCGCTAAAACAAGACCAAGCTAATCGAGTTAAAGATTTTATGAATTATCAAATTATGGATCAGATGAAAGAATATGAACCAGAGTTTGATCAAATGCTTTTCTATCTTCCCCTGTCCGGCTCTACTTTCAAGAAAGTTTATTATGACGATCTCTTGGGTAGAGCCGTTTCTAAATTTGTACCAGCGGATGATTTAATTGTACCTTATTCAGCTACATCTTTAGAAGATGCAGAGGCTATTATTCACGTTGTAAAAATTTCTGAAAATGATTTAAGAAAACAACAGGTTGCAGGATTTTATAGAGATATAGATCTAGGTAAACCGCCCGTAACTGAAAATCAATTACAAGATAAAAAATTAGAATTAGAAGGTATTTCAAAAGATGGACAAGAAAATCAATACACACTTTTAGAAGTTCACACAGATTTAGATTTAGCAGGTTATCAAGATGAAGGTCAAGACGGAGAACCAACAGGAATTAAATTACCTTACATTGTAACGATCGCACAAGCTAATAATAAAATTTTATCAATCAGAAGAAACTATCAACCTACTGATCCTATGAAGAAAAAAATTCAATACTTTGTACAATTTAAATTTTTACCTGGCACAGGTTTTTATGGCTTTGGTTTAATTCACATGATTGGTGGTTTAACGAGAACAGCAACAGCTGCATTAAGACAATTATTAGATGCAGGAACTTTATCTAATTTACCAGCTGGATTTAAATCTAGAGGTATAAGAGTCAGAGATGATGCACAACCTTTACAACCTGGTGAGTTTAGAGATGTAGATGCACCGGGTGGAAATATTAGAGATCAGTTTATGCCTTTACCTTTTAAGGGACCAGACTCAACTTTATTATCTTTGATGGGTGTTGTGGTGCAAGCAGGTCAACGATTCGCGTCTATCGCAGATGCACAAGTGGGTGACATGAATCAAAACGCGGCTGTCGGTACAACTGTAGCATTATTAGAGCGTGGATCGCGGGTAATGTCAGCAATACACAAAAGATTGTATGTTGGATTAAAACAAGAGTTTAAATTATTATCAGAAGTATTTAAAACTTACTTACCACCGGTTTATCCATACGATGTACCTGGTGCAAGGAGAGAAGTTAAAGTTCAAGACTTCGATAATAGAATAGATATTTTACCTGTTGCAGATCCAAATATATTTTCACAGACACAAAGAATATCTATGGCGCAAACACAATTACAATTAGCGCAATCTAATCCACAAATACATAATTTATATCAAGCATATAGATCTATGTATGATGCATTAGGTGTAAAAAATGTAAATGCAATTTTACCACCACCTCAAACACCACAACCATTAGATCCAAGTTTAGAACATATCCTTGCAATGAGCGGAAAACCTTTCCAAGCGTTTCCAGGACAAGATCACAAAGCACATATTGATGCGCATTTAAACTTTATGAGATTAAATATGGTGCAAAATAATCCACTGGCCATGAATGGATTACAAAAAAACATTTTAGAACACATTTCTTTAATGGCACAAGAGCAAGTTCAGTTAGAATTTGTACAAGAAATACAAGAATTACAACAATTGACTCAACAATTAGGTCCAATGATGCAAAATCCACAAGCAATGATGCAAAATCCTATGATGATGCAGTCACAACAACGTATTCAAAAAATTACAAGCGACATTGAAGCAAGAAAAGCCAAACTTATCGCAGAAATGACAGAGGATTATGCAAAAGAAGAAGAAAAAATCATGGGTGAATATGGAGGAGATCCATTATTGAGACTAAAAGGTAGAGAATTAGATCTTCGAGCACAAGAAAACCAAAGAAAAAAAGCTGAAGGCCAAGAAAGATTGGATTTAGACAAAATGAAAGCCATGATGAACAAGGAAATACAGGAAGATAAGCTAGAACAGAACGAAGAACTAGCAGGTTTAAGAGCTGGAGTGTCATTAGCAAAGCAACAAATGGCTGATGCTAGTAAAATTCATGATTTTGGTAGAAACTTCCCTAAAAAATAGTTATAATCAAATGATAAGGAGAACAACATGACTAAAGATTATTTAAGAGGTCAAGGATTTGTCAAAGAACCTAAAATTGAGAACGAATTAGGTGTTGGCAAAGATGGAATGCAACAAGGTGGTATACCTGTTGAAATGACTGACCCAGATAAGTCTCAAGTGGTTGATGTTAAAGGTACAAGACGTATGAGACCTGACAAAAAACCAGTTAAAGCAACTTGGTACTAGTATGGCTTGGTTCAGTTTAGCAAAGATTGCTATGCAAGCTGGCGCAAAGATATATTCTAATCGTCAGAAAACTAAAATGGCAATGTCTGATGCACAATTAATGCATGCAGAAAAAATGGCCCGAGGTGAGGAAGCTTACCAGGGCAAATTATTGGAAGCGAGACAATCCGACTGGAAAGACGAATTCGTGTTGATCATATTGTCGGCTCCGATTATAGTTTTGGCCTGGGCAGTCCTATCGGACGATCCGGCTGCGATGGAGAAGGTCAAATTATTTTTTGAATATTTCTCCACACTACCGTCATGGTTTACAAACCTGTGGATCCTTGTCGTGGCGAGTATTTTTGGAATAAAGGGCACACAGATATTTAGGAACGGAGGAAAAAAATAATGGCAAACCCTAGATTTAATAAACAAGTTGCACAACCTAGAAGAGCTGCAAGAAGAGGTGGCGGCATGGGTGGCAGAACTGGCGAGATGATGTATTCAAGAGGTCAAGGTATGAATATGAAATCCAAAAGAATGCCAACTGAACTTATGGACAGAGGCGCTATGAAAAAAGGCGGCAAAGTTGGTAAGAAAAAACAAGGTTACAAAGCAAGAAAAGATGAATCTATTGCTATGAGAATCAAGAAGAAAAGAACGAAGAAGCAATTAAAAGCTTCTAGAGATGAGTCTTACGGAAGATTCGGTAGCAAGATGAAGAAAAAAGGCAAAATCAATAGATAATGCGAGGCCAAAAAAAAGTTAAGAAAGTCATGCGTGAGTTTAAAAAAGGTAAACTCACAATTGGCGGTTCTAAAAAGAAGGTCAAAAATCGTAAACAAGCTATTGCAATCGCTCTATCTGAAGCAGGTATGAGCAAGAAAAGGAGAAAAAAATGAGACCAGTACCAGCAGGTAAAAAAGGAAAAGGTCTACGTAAACTTCCTAAAGCCGTTAGAAACAAAATGGGCTTTATGAAAAAAGGTGGACGAGTTAAGAAGAGGAAAAAATAATGGCGGGAAAAGGTTTGTACGCAAACATTCACGCTAAAAGAAAACGTGG